CGATGGCCGAGAAACTCCGCGGCGAAGGTGCGCTTCGCGTTCTTTTGCGGGATGCCGGGAGTTTTGTCGGCCTGACCAACGACCCGGCCGATAGCGTGGTGATTATGCCTGATGTGTCTGAGCGCAAGCGGCAGATGATCCGCGAGACATATCCGACCGCATTCCAGAACGCGCTTCCATCCACCAACGCTGAAGCCGCCACAGTCAGACGCCGCGGCCGTCCGCGGAAGGTGGCCTGATGGCACTGACCCCAGCCAGAGTGATTGAATAGATGGCCAACACGACCTTCGCCGCGGCACCGATTCAGTCGGCACTGTCCAACGGCAATCTGACCATTGCGCACAGCAATAGCACGCAGGGCGGCGGCCGCTCGGTCGATTTCCAGAGCAGCGGAAAATACTATTTCGAGCTGACGCTGACGACGGTGGGCGGCGCCAATACGCTTGTTGGCCTCGCGCATAGTATGGCAGGCGTCAGCGAACTCATCGCGGGGCATTTGAGCGTGTCGGCTTGCTACAAGAGCAACGGCAACATCTGGGGCAATGGATCGGCGTCCGGGTTTACGCTCGGGGCTCTGGCCAATGGCGATATCATCGGGGTCGCCGTGGATTTCACCAATAGTAAAATTTGGTATCGGAAATCGCCATCCGGTAACTGGGATGGCAATGCAGCGCACGACCCCGCGACCAATACAAACGGCGTGTCGTTTTCGTCCATGCCTGCCGGCGCGGCGCCCGCGATCGTCTGGGCGGGCGCGGGCATGGGGGCGACCGAAACCATTACCGCGAATTTTGGCGGGTCGGCATTTTCCGGAACCGTGCCGTCAGGGTTCACTTCTGGCTGGCCGGGGCCATCGACTGGCGGCGCTTCTCGCGCACGCGCCTACGCGGGGTTATAGATGTTTCCAATTCCGCAATCGACATCTTTTGTCGCTGTGTTCAAGGCCTATCTGTCCTCAGACCATGTGACGGAGGCAACGGGCAAGACCATTGCCATCACGATTTCCAAGGCCGGCGGCGCGTTCGGCAATCCGAATGCTGGCGCGACCAATGCCACGGAAATATCGTCCGGCTGGTACAAGGTCACGCTGGACACGACGGACACGGCAACGCTGGGCATCCTCGCGCTGCGCGGCGCGGCGGCCACCATCGACGACATCGGCGATCGGTTCTTTGTGGTAAGTGCATCGACTGGTGGCTTGACCAATCTCGATGCGGCTATTTCGACCAGGCTTGCGACATCCGGCTACACGGCGCCGTCCAATCTGACCGCAGCCCAGATCGCAACCGGCGTGTGGCAGGACACGACGGCCGGCGACTTCACGACCGCGCTATCGGTCGGCAAGTCGATCATGAACGGCGTTTCGCTCGGGACGGGTCTGACCGTCAACGATATCACCACCAAGAGCGGGTACTCGCTTTCGGGAACGCAGACGTTCAACGTAACCGGCAACATCACCGGCAACCTCTCCGGATCGGTTGGCAGCGTCACGGGTAATGTTGGCGGCAATGTCACGGGTTCGGTCGGTTCTGTGACGGGCCTGACGGCTGCGAACCTCGATGTTGCGGTTTCAACAAGGCTTGCTGCAGGGAGCTACACGGCGCCTCTCGACGCCGCTGGCGTGCGTTCCGCGGTTGGGCTGGCTTCGGCCAATCTCGACACGCAAATCGACGCGCTGCCGACAAACGCCGAACTGGCGACTGCTCTGGCCGGCGCCGATGACGCCACGCTCGCCGCGATCGCGGCGCTGAACAACATTTCCGCGGCGGGTGTCAAGGCGCAGGCCGATGCCGCACTGGCGGATGTTGGCATGACGACGACGATCACCGGCCGAATTGACGATGCGATCACAAGTCGGCTGGCATCGAGCGGCTATACCGCGCCGGACAATTCATCTGTCACAGCGATCAAGACCGCGACAGATCAACTAATCTTCACTAAGACCAACGAACTCGACGTGAATATTCACAGCGTCAACGGCGTCACGGTCAACGGCGACGGCGCCGGCACCGCCTGGGGGCCATAATGGCGTCCGCATGGGGCATCGCATGGGCCAGCGCATGGGCCAATGCCTGGGGCAGCGTCGTCACCGTTACCTATTCCACCGACCCGGCCGGTCCTGACCGCACGGCTTCGGTTGACGTTCTGTCGCGTTTGGCCGCCGTTGATTTCTTCTCGCGTTCCGCCGCTGTTGACGTTCTGTCGCGGTCGGCGTCGGTCGACGCTCTAAGCCGGAGTGCCAATGTCTAAAAGCTGGGAACGGACCAAAGACCCGGACGAGGTGGTTGATTACGACCTGTCATGGGCCGATCAGATGACGGCGGATTCCGACACCATCACAACATCGACTTGGACGGTGCCGATCGGCATCACCAAGGCATCGAGCAGCGCCACCACCACGATTACAAAAGTTTGGCTATCCGGCGGGACGGCAGGGCAGACCTACGCGCTGCTTAACCGGGTTATCACTGCGGGCGGCCGAACGCTCGACCAGACCGTCAACCTCAAGATGAAAGACCACTGACATGGGACTTATCACTGAGGACGGGACCGGCGTTGCCAACGCTAACGGCTACGTCACGACCGCAGAGTTCGAAAACTACTGCGACGCGCATGGCCTGACGGTCACGACCGGCGACGCAGAGGCCGCCATTGTCCGCGCCACCATGTATATCGACGCCTGTTTCCGGCTTCGCTTTGCCGGTTATATGACATTCGGCCGCAATCAATATCTGGAATGGCCGCGAACCGCGGTGCTGGATTCCGAATATTTCCCGATCGGCAATAACGAGATCCCGCGAGAGATCAAGAACGCCTGTTGCGAAGCGGCGCAGCGCGAATTGACCGAGCCGAATTCATTGATGCCGGACCTTGAGCGCGGCGGGCAAATCCGGGCGCTGCAAGCCGGCTCGGTGCGGATCGACTACGGCGCCAACGCCTCGGCCACCACCACATACCGGGTAATCGAGGGCATTCTTGCCAGTCTGCTCGGGCCTTCCGGCTCGATGTACTCGGCGCAGGCGGTGCGCGGATGACTCGTATTTCATGCGATAAAGACGACCCAAGCTATTGGCGCTTCTGCGAAGCCCAGGCCGACGGAAAGAAAGTTCTGATCTTTCTCAATGGCGTTGAAGTTTCTCATTGTTTAATGGCGGACGAAGAACTCGGATTTGTGGTACGATGCGTTCTGGACGGCAGCGGCAATATTCAGATTGATCCAGCTAACCCATATAGAATATCGGTGGAGCGGGTGACAGGGGCGGTGGAGATAAAACTCCAATGACATCGCCACTCTCAGGCAGCCTGGCTGCGACCATCGGCAAGGCGTTCAAGAACATCTTTCTCGACGCGACATTGACTCGCGACGGCGCGACCACTGGTCCGGCCTATGATCCGGTCGCCGGAACGGCGGTTAGCTATTCGTGCAAGGCCATTGCGCAACAATATTCAACCGGGATGCAGGGCCAGGGGCTTGTTGGCGCGACTGACGCGCAAATCCTGATCCTTGCAACATCTCTTGCGGTCACGCCGCAGCCGCTCGACCGGATTTCGATCCCGTCGCAGTCAATCAGCGGGACCATCGTTCCTGCTGATGCATCCGGGCTGCAAGCGGTGTCCACTGATCCGGCGAAAGCCGTCTGGCAATGCAGAGCGAGGACATAATGGGCGAACTGTTATCGATCGAAGGCAAGACGCGCCCCGCTGAAATCAATGCCGGCATTATCGAGACGCTGGAAGATTGGCTTGCCGATGCGAGGAATGGCGACATCAAGTCGCTTTTGATGGTCCGGGTCGATGTCGACGACAGCTTTATCATCTCGATCCCGGCCAATGACTGCACCCTGCAATTGTTGGGTGCCGTGGAATTTGCCAAGCACGATTTGATCGCAGGCCATGACTAAATGGCAAACAGTTGGGAAAGCCTAATCGGCCAGTGGGAGCCAAGACTTCAGCAGGCGTTCATGGATAGCATTTATAATCTTCGCGACACGGCCCATATCGACCAGATTGCGCGGATGCTGGAAAACGGCGACGTGGACGGTGCCTTGCGCGCGGTTGGCATCGATCAAACCTCATTCCGGCCGTTTGACAAAAGCATAGCAGAGGCATTCGAGGCCGGCGGCAGCGCGACCGCTTCAGCGCTTCCGATCACAGCCAGCGCAGACGGTTTCCGCACGGTGTTTCAATTCGCGGTGCGCAATCCGCAAGCTGAAATGTGGTTGCGAAACCACTCCGGCGACATGATTACGGCCATCGTTGACGACGTGAAAGTCGCGGCGCGGAATTTCCTCGCCGCTGGACTTGAACAAGGAGCCAACCCGAAAACAACTGCGCTGGATCTGGTCGGAAGGGTCTCAAGGGAAACCGGACGACGCGAGGGAGGCGTCATCGGCCTGACCTCATCGCAGGAACAATGGGTGCGGAATTATCAGGCCGAACTATTGAGCGACAACCCCGAGGCTGCGCTTTCACGATCCCTGCGCGATGCGCGGTTCGACAGGGCGGTTATGAAAGCGGCCAAGAACGGTGAGGCCATCCCGTCCGATATGGTCGCCAAAATGGTCCGCAGTTACGCCAACAGAGCATTAAGATACCGGGCTGAAACCATAGCCAGGAAAGAGACGATCACTGCGTTGCATACCGCTCAAGAGCAAAGCATCCAACAGGCTATAGCCAAGGGCGCGGTCGACCGAGCGGCCGTAAAATACGTATGGCGAACTGCGCACGACAGTCGAGTTCGCGACTCTCACCGCATTATGGATGGGCAGCTTCGCAAAGAGGGCGAGCAGTTCGTCACGGGGGCAGGATTTCATTTGCTATATCCTGGCGATCCAAGCGGCCCCGCATCGGAAACGATCTCTTGTAGGTGTTACAGAGAGGTAAAAGTGGATTTTCTCGCCGGGATCAGATAGTTAGGGCGGGCCGGTTTGGTGTTGGAAGCACCTCCTCGGCCCTAACCAAAGCAACCTGTAGCGAGGTCGGAATGGCTAAAGTCTTCAAACCATGTGCTGTTAACAACTGCAACAGAGACGCGAACGCCAAGGGCGGGAAGTCTGGGTATTGCAGGCCCCATCACGACAGACTCAAGATGTACGGAGACCCGCTTGGTGGTAGGGCGCCAAACGGCGACGCCTTAAGATGGTTAAAATCCAAGGTCTCTGTTCGATGCTGCTCTTGTTTGCTCTGGCCTTTCGCTAAGCAGCCAAGTGGCTATGGCGTAGTAGGACAAGAATACGCACACAGGTTGATGTGTGAGCTTGTAAATGGTCCGGCCCCGTCGATCAGGCATTATGCGACGCATTCGTGCGGGAATGGCGGCGGCGGGTGTGTATCGCCAGCCCATCTTCGATGGGGAACGCCTGCAGATAACGCCGCGGATATGATCGGGCACGGGACCGCCATCAGGGGTGAAAAAGCCCGCGGTGCCAAGCTATCAGAACGGTCAGTTCTGGAGATGAAATCCCTGAAAGGGAAAATGCTGCAAAAGGACATTGCAGTAAAATTTGGCGTCGATCCGACAACCGTAAGCAACGTCTTTACTGGCAAGAATTGGGCTTGGTTGGAGTAGTAAATGGCAGTCAGCAATCTCGACTTCGCCGCATCCGTCGACGCTTGGGCGAAAGAAAGCAGCGACCGGCTGGAACGGATATGGAAAGCCGCATCGCAGCAACTCGGTTCGATCGCGAATAACGCCGTCCCGGTCGATACCGGCTTCGCGCGAGCGTCGTTCCAGTCCTCGACTGAGGCGATGCCGCTGATTAACCGGTCGGCGACCAACAAGGGCGGGAATCCAGCCGTCGCCAACCTCGGGGAAATATCCGCGACCATCGCGAGCGCAACGCTTGGCGGGACCATCTATCTAGGCTGGACCGCTGCTTACATTTTGCCATTGGAATACGGCCATTCCAAACAAGCCCCACAGGGCTTTGCGCGGATTGCCGCGATGCAGTGGCCGTCGATTGTGTCCGGTGTTTTGGCGGAAGCTAAGGCTCGCGCGACTGCTTAATTCCGGCGGCGATCAGTCCAAGTGATAGCAGTTCAAGGGCTTTGCGCGCGGCCGAGAGGGCTGTGCTGGCCTGCGCGGTTTTGCCATCAGCCTCGCCCAAGACGGCGCGGGCCTCCTTTAACAGATCATCGGCTTCGTTGTCGCTCAAAGGGTTTTGCAAATGCCTGAACCTGCCGAGGCCGCGATTGAACTGGCGCTGCTGGAAAAGGCCACGGCCTTTGCCGCCGCCCAAAGCTTAACCCTGGATGTGGCCAACGGCAACGCCGTTTTCGCCCAGCCGGAGGCTTTACCGACCTCGCAATGGCTGCGGGTGGCCATCATTCCGGCGCCGACCATGGCCAGCGCCATAGGCTTCGATTCCTACAATCTGCATTACGGCCTGATGCAGATCGACATCATGCAAGGCTTGGGCGGCGGCACCGTCGCGATGAAGCGGCTGGTGGCCGCGATATCCGCCTATTTCCCGATGGGCCTGACCCTGACCAAGGACGGCTTCGACATTCGGATCATGTCGCACACCCGAAATCAGGTGGTGACCACCGGGCCTCTGCTGCTCGATGCCCCATGGATGATGATCCCGGTCAGCATCCCCTATCGTTGTTTCGACAAACCGGCGTGACGGTCGTTCATTCACGAAAACCACACCCAACGGGGCCGCAGCAGCGGCCCTTTTTTATTGACTAGAAAGGACGACCCAAATGGCACTTCTCCCCATTGCAGGCATGAAAATGTATATCGGCGCGACCATGAACGACCAGGCCGCCGATTTCGTCGCGGCTGATTTCACCGCGGCCAACGCTTCCCCGGATTCTTGGATTCTGATCGACGGCTGGAAACAGATGGGACCGATCGGCGACGGCGCGGCCGATATCGCCACCCAGCTTATTAACCGCGGCCGAACCGTGCACCAGAAGGGCACCGCAGACGCGCCAGCCATGACTAACGTATTCACGGTTATTGCCGCCGACCCCGGCCAACTCGCGCTGATCGCGGCGGGCCAGCCTTCGATCAAAAACAACTATTCGTTCAAGATCACCGGCAACGAAACCGGCACGCCCTCGGAAATCTATTTCATCGGCCTTGTGATGGGCACGCCGGAAGCCGGCGGTTCTGCCAATACCATCCGCGATCTGAACGCCACCATTCAGGTGAATTCCAACGTCGTCCATGTGGCCGCGACTTAAGGATTAGCCCATGACTGGTGACGTTGAGATTAAGTTAAACGGAAAGGTAGAGACGCTGCGCCCCTCGTTGGGCGCGGCGAAACGGGTCAACGCTTCGGGCGGCTTTGCCAATGTGGTCAACCGCATCCAGGCGGCAGACCTTGAGTTCTATATCTTGGTGGTGGCCGCGGGCCTCGGAAAAAAGAACGCCGATGTCGAGGAGGCGGTTTATCGAACCGGGCTTCCGGCGCTGGGCGTGGATGTCATCAAGTTCGTGAACATCCTCGCCAATGGCGGCAAGCCTTTTGAACCGGAAGCTCCGACAGAAGGCGAGCCGGTGGGGGAAGGGTAAGCCACGCGGAATATTTCGCGTGGCTGATGAAAGTCGGCATGGGTTGGCTCGGCTGGACTGAACAGCAGACTCTTGAAACCGATATGCAATCGATCGAGGCGGCCTATCGTGGCCGCTTTGAAATGCTGCGCTCATTGGCGGGGCATGACATTGCGTCGGCAGCCTTTGAGACGACAGAAGTAAAGAAAACCATGTCGGCGGGTCTATTCGTGGCGATGTTCGGCGGGGGCAAATAGATGGCGGATGAAGTTGCATCACTAGGCTTTGCGGTTGACAGTTCACAACTGGACGCCGCGAAGTCGAAGCTCGACAGCCTCGGGTCACAGGCCGACAAGACCGGTAAGTCGGTCGACGACTTTAACAAAAGCGTCGGCAAGACCGCGGACGCGGCCAGCAAGGCCGGCAGCGGCGTCGGCACCATTACCCCGGCATTGGGGGCGCTTGAAGCCGCCGCCAAGCGGGCCGGTGTTTCGGTCGCAGAAATGCAGGCGCGGACGGCCGCGTTCAACGCCGAAACGGGCAGGCTTGCTGCGGCGAGTGCCGCTGCCAGCGCGGCTATCGGTTCAGTCGCCAAAGGGGCGGGCGCAGCAACGGCAGCCGTCGAGGCGAACGCTGCCGCACACGCGCACCTGTCTACGCAATCACAAGCCGCATTCCACTCGGTGCGAAGCCTCGGCGAGGCGATACTGTCCGGTGCGTCGCCGATCCAGGCGATGACCCAACAGCTTAACCATTTAAGTTTCGCGGCGTCCGGTCCTGGTGGTTTGACCGCGGCGTTTGCCGGCGTGGCAAGAATGATCGGCCCTGGCGGATTAATGCTGGGTGGCGCGGCCGCTCTCGGCGCTGTCGCGATTGCCCTTGAAAAGGTCAACGATGAAGCGAACAAGAGCAAGAACGACTTCGCGGGACTAACAGGTTCGGTTTCGGCTGGCGCCCATGCTTATGATGCAGTGAAGGACGCGGCCAAATCATCCGGCATTGAATTCTCAACAATGTCCGGCGCGATTAAAACGGCATTGATCGCCCAGGCTGCGTTTGCCGACAAGAACGTCACCTACGCCAACACGGCCGATCAGGCCGCCAAGCAGACCGACAAAATGGTGAACGCATTTGCTACGCTTGGCAAAATAATGCGGTCCAATTCGGACGACTCCGACCAAGTAAAGGCTGAACTTGGCTTCCTGACGAAATCGTTCGCGGATACTGGAAGATTCGGCGTTGACGCCTTCAAGAAGATCCAGAACGAAAGCGCAGGGACCGCGCTCTCGATCTCGCGGGCATTTGGTTACGAGAAGGTTGACGAGTTTATAAAAGAACTCGGCAGGGCGCCGATTACGCTTGACGAATTTGAGCGGCGCTTGAACGACGGGCGGATTCAGGCGGGTGTCGCCGCCATCTTCGACCCTGAAAAGCCCAAGACGTTCGATCAGGCGATGGTCGAAGCCAAAACTGCCGCGGCTGGTCTGCTCGATGAGCTGGCCAAATTCGGCGCGTTTGATCTTGGCAAAAATGGCCTGACCGAACTTAAACACGGCATCGAAGATCTAGAGCACCCGATTGCCAATCTTCAAGGTTGGTTCGAGGAATTACCCGCGAAAGCGGAAAAGCCGTGGAGCGATTTCTTCACCGTTACGGCATCCGATGTTTCGGTATGGGGCGGTGCAGTCACCATCGATGTCCAAGGCGCCATAGCCAAGGTTCTGGACACGCTGGGGCTGTTGCCCAAAAATGGGCTTTCATCCATCACCAGTTGGGTCAACGGCGCCATTGCCGAGTTTGGCAGGATGGCATCATCGGCGTTAAGCTATGCGCAGCAGGCGGTTTCCGCCTTGGCGGGGATTGGCCGCGGAGTCGGTGCCGCGGCAAGTGATTTAGCTTCGCACTTGTTCCGAGGGCCGGGCGGTGGGACTGGCGGTGGCCAAGACATCCAACTCGGGCCACCCGAAGACAGCGGCAGCGGTACAGGCTTCAGCGGTGCCGCATCGGCTGTCACCGATCTTGCGGGTTCGATCTTTGGCGGCGGCGGCGATGATTACAGTGGCGGCGGCGGCAGCAGCACATCCGAGCCTCTGATGTTCGCATCAGGCGGCCAGTTCACCGTTGGCGGTGATGGCGCGACGGATACCACGCCGGTCTCGTTCATGGCGACAGCCGGCGAAGTGGTCACGATCAGCACACCGGGGCAGGTGGCGCAGTCCGCGACATCATCAACGGGCACCGGCATCCAAGGCTTGACCACCATTCAGGGTCAGCCCGCCACCGGCGTGATCTCGGCAACCCCGGATCCGGCGTCACAGGCGACCGTCAAGCAAATCACCGACGCCATCGGCCAGTCGTCGATCGATATCACCAAACAGGTTTCCACCGGAAACGATGATGTCGTCAATGCTCTGGACAAGTTGACCGGCGGCGTGGCCGCCGCTGCGGTCAATCCTGCCACCGGCTTGCCGCTTGCGAAGCCGCTGGCGGCAACTGGTGGCGGAGGCGGCGGGGTGCCAAGCTTTGGGGCATCCGGCGGGGGTGGTGGTGGCGTCGGGGCAACGATGGGGAAGGGCGATGGACAATTCGGATCGCCGTGGAGCCTCAATGACTTGAGGCACCAAGATCCTGGCGAGATCAAGCAAGGCTACTTCAACAACTTCGGATATAACCAAGCGGTAACGCAGGGCCGCGGCAGGCCGCTATCTGGGCGGGCCGGCGGTGCTATGAACAGTTTCCAATCCCGCGCGCCGCTCAATCCGAGGATCCCGAGTGGGAGCTATAACTCTTTCAGCCCGTTCACTTCAAACATGTTCGATTATTTGGACTCCGGATATCCCGGCTACTCATCCGGCTACGGGTCGATCGGCCAGCCCAGCAGCGACGCCTATAACGATTACGGATACAGCGATACCGGCGGCGACTTCGGTGTCGGCGGATCATCCGCGTATGATGTCGCCCAGCAATACATGGACGGCGGCGGTTACGACTACACGTCGGGTTCGTTTGATAGCGGCGGATATAACGATTATGGATACGACAGCGGCGGCTCATCTGACTACGGCGGAAGTTCGATGTTCGACGTTGCCGATCAATATATGGGCGGATTTGCCACTGGCGGATCGTTCATGGTCAACGGTGATGG